AAAGCCGGGGCTATCAAATAAAATACCGCCAACCCACGTTTTTATTGAGGATTGGCGGTATTACTAAGATTTTTAGATCATGGAGACAACAGGACTCGAACCTAACACTTCGCACCCAAAACCGACGTATTCAAGCCATTTATTTTGAATCGTGTTGTATTTCGTGTGATATATCGTCAAAATGTCCAAATATTTTCTCGTTCATTTTCCGTGTTTGGTCGTCTATCGTATCCCGATATACGGACTTCATGATGCGGTCGCTTGACCATCCACCACGCGCCATTATATACTGATCCGGTACGCCTAGCGCATGCATGATGCTGGCCGCGTAATGTCGCAAATCATGAAAGCGAAACCTGGGTACACCGGAAAACTTTACCGCCCGGCGAAAGCGTGAGGTGATTTGATCTGGCGTTGCCTTGACGAGTCGCCCTTCAATCCCGGCTATACGATCAATGACGAATTGCGGATACTCAATTTCCCTATAGCTGGCATATGTCTTGGGGCTTTTATCGTCCCATTTCCTGTTTTCGTCCAGCCCCATCGACTTATTGACAGCTATTATATTGCCCGTCACGTCTTCGGATGTGACGGCGCATATCTCACCGCGTCGCATTGGGCCGAATGCTGCGAGCAATATGGCGATCTCTAATTCCTTGCCCCTTACATGATCTAAGAGCCTTTTTACGTCCGCATCGGAGGGCGTGTAGAGTGTCGGCTTCTTAGGCGGCGGAAGGGTTGTTTTAAGCCTGAATTCAGGCGCGAACATGTCGAGGGTGGCAGATAGTAGGCCGTGAGCGTTGCGGACGGTTTTGGGGCTATGTGAGGCCGCCACAGACCCCACCCATACCTGCACTATTTCATTGGTTAGGGATTTTAATTTAACATCTTTAACGGGTGTAAAATACAGTTCCTTCATCCTCTCGTATCCGTGTATTGTTCCCGGAACCAATACGGGGCGTTTGGACTCTATATATCTGTCGATAGCTTCGCCCAGTGTCATATCTGCCGGTCTTTTTGAACGGTTTTTCTCAAATGCAAATTCGGCGGCCAGAAACTCCGCCTCTTTTTTTGATCCGGCAGTAAATGACGCATAATGTTTTTTGCCGTCTGCGTCCGTGCAATCATATACTTGCACACGCCAGCTACCGGACGGCAGTTTTTTTGCTTTTGCCATGTTACGCACCCCCTCAATAAACACTATGCTATTGGCTGAAACTGCATCGTGACAGCAATAGATACTGCCCGTCCTTTACAGTTACATACGCAGAGGACTCGAAATTTTTGTTGGCCTCAATATCGTCCTGCCGGCCATCGTTATATACGCAATAATAGCCTTTTCCACCGTCCGCAGTGAGTTTATACTCGCCGGACTCTATATGCATACCTACTTTTAGCATGTCAGCCTCATCAAGTGGCAATGTCTGAACTTCGTCGATCGGCACGGCATAGCTCCTTGACAATGCAAGGTATTCTCCGTCTAATACAGATATAATACTATTGTATTTAAAGTTATTATTGGTTATTATGTCGTTGCCATTACTGTCACTCGATAAACAAAAATAACCAGCCCCGGAATTCGCAAAAATAACATATTCTCCGGCGGGGATATCAGTACCAACTTTATATTGACCACTATTATACGTATTACTATATGTTTTTCTTCCCGTTATATCTTCCAGTAGCGCTCTTGTCTGCGCCATGTTATCCGCGAAACCCTCCGTCCTTAAAAATAGGCACTTCGCGGCCTCAAATCCGTATTCCGACATCACATGCCCTTTAGTCCCTGGATCAAAGTACCCACCGAAGTACGCCATGCCTAAAATAAATCTACTGTAGTCATCGGAGGCTACATAATTGTCCGCAGTAAGCCCCTCCACTTCCCCGATTACAGATTCTATGTCGGCCAAAACTGCCTCAACGGATGAATTGTTGAGCTCAAGCGTGTCCGTCGCGTATGCCACAAGTTCATCTTTGTATTCCTGGAAAATTTCATCTGGTGTTTTGGACTGCGTCGCCGCTGGCGTTTCTGAGGGCGTTTCCGGAGTAGTTGCCGCTGCGCTTGTCTGCCGCCCCGTAGGAGCTTCCGGGGTTTCGTTGGTCTCTGTTTTTCCGCATCCCGCCAAAGCCAATATAAGCAGAATACTAATAAGCATTTTTTTCATAGTTTTTCCTCCTTTGTTTTTACAGTAATTATAGCCCACAAAACAAAACATGTAAACACAAATATAAAACCCCCGGCACAGTGCAAGTACTGCCAGGCTTTGCCAGCAAAAATTGCCCCTGAATATGTTATACTACAATCATCAACGACGGAAAAAAGTTCTTGCATTTTTGGCGACAATATGATACTATTTAACAAGAACATATGTTTGCATTTGCAGGGGAGGAATCAAGTGACTAAAGAAGAGACTAAAACACAGGGGGCAAAAGCTGAATGCATCAAAGAGATAATTTACTATCTAAAAAAAATTGACAGTGTAGAGTTTTTACTATCTCTTATGTTATACGTAAAAAATGAGATCAGCGCGTAGCAACGAGCAGGGCAGGGGGTTATTCTTCGCCCTGCTTACTTGTATCCTGTTTTAAGAATCTTGCATAGCTCAATAATCTGCTAAGTTCTTCACTGTCAAATTCCTTGCATTCCAGAACAATATCTTGCATCAGAGAATTATGGGTCACAACCGACATTGCATTAGCGGTGCGTTCGTGTTTTTCCCATCCCATCAATGCGGCCGGGGTCGTGTCGAGCGCCGCAGCCATCATTTCAATTTTATCGGAGGGAATATTTCCAATTACGCCGCTTTCATATCTTTGTATGGTTTGCCTGCTCACTCCGACTTTGGCAGCCAGCTCTTCAAGTGTCATTCCGCTTTCAATCCTTTTAAACTTAATATTATCTTTAAGTCCCATCTCGCACCGCCTTATAATAGTTGATAAAACTAGTATAACATATTTTTCATAATATGCAACAAAAAAATGCCAAAAATCACTTGACACGTTACAAGACAGGTGATATTATGGTGTTACGTAACAAGTAACAGAAAAACAGGAAGGGGGTGTTGGCCTTGGTAGACACGAACAGGCTGCGAGGACTAATAGCCGAAAGAGGATTTTCCCAGGTAAGGCTTGCTAAAAAGCTGGGAATGCACGAAAAAACGTTCTACGAAAAAATGCGCCGGGGAAAATTTGATAGTGACGAAATGTATGATATGATTAGCATACTAGACATCGTGAAGCCGGAAGAAATTTTTTTTGCCCCAGATGTCACGCAACAAGTGACAAAAGAATAAGAAGAAAGGAGAACAAGAAGAGTGATTAATGAAGCAACCGGGCCGATAGTGGCCGAACTATCAAACATTATTACCGACTACGCGCGAGAAGAAGGGGTAACGATGGAGATGCTTGACACGGCCATAGAGCTAGTCAAGGGAACGTACTATACGGATGCATTGATAACAGGATGTGTGGACGACGACGCAGACAAGCTTGTCAAGGCCTGCAAACAGGCAACCGTTAATTGCGCAGGAATAGCAATTTAGTGGCTATAAAAACAGAAAGGAGGGCTACCCATGCCCGCAATAAAACCAAGTGTTTCACAGCAGCAAGATACATACCTACTCGCTACAGTATCCCGACATCTTACCCTGCTGGGGTTAAGTAAAAACGATCTTGCAATAAAAATGCATATGAACTATCAAGCATTACACCGGCGCCTGAAAGAGCCAGAAAGCCTATCGCTGGAAGAGCTTCGGAGACTGGCAAAAGTCCTTAAGATCGAAGACTCTGAAAAGCTAACGGTATGGTGAGGAGGTGCAAGAGAACATGGAGAAAGCAATGTGCGAAGTTGTCCTTGTGTTTAAGATCGTTGCCTACTTTGCATCATGGGTGATCGTTATCTCAATACTCTGCAAGCAGAGTACGCCGGTAGCGGCCATATTGGGGCTTGGGTTGTATGTCATAAGCACACTGGCAATAGTGAGAGGAGAAAAATAAGTTGGAAGAGTTATTGAAAGCGCTGAGGCTTATCCGCGATACATGCAGAAGGTGCGGATGCTGTGAGAGATGTCCATTATTCAGCGGAGGGAGCGACTGTGCTATTGGGGCGCATCCTCCGGGTGACTGGGAGCTTGTCAGCGAGGCACCAGAAATAAATCTGTTTGAGTAGGAGGCGAGAGTGTGGCGGACAAGCAGAAGTTCGACTGGGAAAAAGAAATAGGCCCCTGTGCGGGAACACAAGAGGCCAATAAACAAACACTATAAGGCTATCATAGCCGAAATCGGAGGAAATGTAAAGATGAAAATTTCTAAAATCAAAATTAAAAATTTGTTTGGCATCAAAGAGTATGAAACCGGTGGACAGTGTATTGAACTGTCAGGGGAGAATGGAACCGGTAAAACCTCTGTAATTGATGCAATCCGCTATGCACTTACAAATAAATCAGAGAGGGAATATATTGTACGCAACGGGGAAACCGAGGGGGAAATCATTGTTGAAACTGATAATGGAATCAGGATCAGCCGAAAAGCAAGAACCAACCAGGCGGACTATAAGAGCGTAAAGAAAGACGGTCGTGAGGTCGGCAGCCCGGAATCCTTTCTGAAAGACATTTTCACGCCGTTGCAACTCAGCCCCGTGGAGTTTATGGCTATGGGCCGGACGCAACAAAACGCGGTTATTTTGGACATGATTGAGTACCCGTGGTCTATACGGACGATCAAGGAATGGTTTGGAGAAATTCCCGATTGGGTTTCCTATGACCAAAACATTTTACAGGTCTTAAATGATATCCAGTCCGAAAAAGGGCAGTACTACCAGACGCGCCAAGATATCAACAGAGACATCCGAAACAAAAGGGCTTTTGTGGAGGATATTGCCTATGAAATTCCACCTGGATACAACGCCGACAAATGGGAGCAGGAGAGCTTAGGTGAGCTATATCAAAAAATCGAACAGATCAGAAGTGAAAATGAAAAAATTGAAAGGGCAAAGGCGTTAGTCGAGAACAGGGACAACAGAATCCGCAAATTTGAAGCAGACAAGGAAATTGCTATTGCGGCGCTGGAAAAAGACATATCCGCTTCTGAAACGAGACTCAAAGAGAGGATTGCTTCGCTTGAAGAACAAATAAAGTCTTGTAAGTCAGAACTTTACGGCCTGGAAGAAAAGAAAGCGGACAAAATGGAGGCCATAGAGAGCGCGTACCGGGCCAATGTAGCAACATATGACACTGAACTATCCATGAATAGGGGGTACGCAGAAAAAGAACTAACAAAGACCGACGAGTTACAAGAAAAGGCAAGGCACGCTGAAGACATGAAAAAACATCTTAACGAATACCGCCGGATGAAAGATCTTCAACGAGAAATTGACGAACTTACGGACAAAAGCGCCGTTTTGACAGAACGGATTGAAAAGGCCAGAGAGCTGCCCGGCGAGATCTTGCAGACGGCGAAAATCCCGATTGATGGCCTTAGTGTTGTTAACGGCGTCCCCCTGATCAACGGCCTCCCAATTAGTAACCTGTCGGATGGAGAAAAGTTAGACCTCTGTATTGATGTAGCACTACAGAAGCCAAACGGCCTGCAAATCATCCTGATTGACGGGGTAGAGAAATTGTCCGCCAAGTTAAGGGAACGGCTCTATGCAAAGTGCAAGAACGCAGGCTTGCAATTTATTAGCACTAGGACTGATGATTCAGAAGAATTAACCGTGATTGAATTATAGGAGGCGAACAATGGACAATGAAATTGTAAAACAGGAAAGCGGAAACGACATATTGCAAGAAAAGCAGAATAACCCATTGCAAGGAATCAGTGGAGATTTCTCTAGCCGGGTAAATTTCCAAGAATTGTACGACATGGGTAAAATGTTTGCTATCTCAACCTTAGTACCAAAGGAATACCAGGGTAAGCCGATGGATTGCGCTATTGCGGTAGACATGGCCAATCGGATGGGCGTCAATCCTATGATGGTTATGCAAAACCTCTATGTTGTTCAGGGGAGACCTTCCTGGAGCGGGCAGGCCTGCATGTCGTTGATAAACGGAAGCGGAAGGTTTAGGAATATTAAACACGTGTACACAGGCGAGAAGGGAACGGATACCTGGGGATGTTATGTACAAGCGGTGCGCTATGAAGATGGCGAAACAATCAAGGGAACGGAAATCACCATCAAAATGGCAAAAGATGAAGGGTGGTATGGAAAGACCGGTTCTAAATGGAAAACCATGCCGGAACAAATGCTTGCCTACAGAGCTTCGGCGTTTTTCGCCCGTGTACATATCCCGAATGCCCTCATGGGGATGCACGTGGAGGGCGAAGTAGAAGACATTACAAAAGAGAAGCCGGAAGTCGTGGACGTGTTTGGAGGTGGGGAATGATACTGACTAATGAGAATTATTTTAGCCCCGAGGCAAGCCGCGAGTACCTATCTGTCAGCCAGTACAAGGACTTTATGGGGACAGCGGGAAAGCTGGCCTGTGAAGCGCAGGCAATGGCCCAATTCGGTGGTGAGTGGGAGCGCAAGATAACAACAGCCCTGTTAGTGGGGTCGTATGTTGACGCTCACTTTGAGGGTAGCCTTGACCTTTTCCGGGCGCATAACTCGGATATTTTCACCAAACAAGGAGCCTTAAAAGCAGAATACCGCAAGGCAGAGGAAATTATTAACCGCATTGAGCGGGACGAATATTTCATGAAATACATGTCCGGCGAAAAACAGGTCATTATGACAGGCGAAATAGCGGGGGCAAAGTTCAAAATCAAAATTGACAGCTACCTTTCCGGCCTCTGCATTACGGACCTGAAAGTAATGAAAGCTATACGAGATACATTTTGGGTACGGGACGCCGGGTACATGGATTTTGTGCAGTATTGGGGTTACGACTTGCAGGGCGCGGCCTATCAAGAGATAGTGCGGCAAAACACGGGTGAAACGCTACCTTTTTACATAGCCGCGGCCTCAAAAGAAGGTGAGACAGACATTGAAATCATTCACATTGACAGCGCCCACTTAAAGACCAAACTAATTGAAATTGAGCAGAACATACCAAAAATATTAATGCTCAAAAACAGGGAAGTTGAACCTATCCGGTGTGAACTTTGCGACTATTGCAAACACACGAAGATTTTAACGGCTCCGATCCACTATAGCGAGCTGATGGGTGAAATCTAATGAAGAGTAAGAGAACAAAGGCATTAGAATTTTCTTCCGCTGCCCGTGCGGAGATGTGGGAACGGGATCAAGGTTGCATCTTCTGCAAGATGGGCCTTGATCCGCCCTATACGGCGGTTTACGGCTATCAAGCTATGCATTATATAGGCCGTGGACGCGGAGGGCTGGGAATAGCCCAAAATGGGGCTATAGGGTGCGTAGGACATCATAACAGGTTAGACCAGTCAGAACATATGGGGTACATGCGGGAACTATTCAAGCAATATCTTATGTCCTGTTATCCTGATTGGGACGAAAATAAGCTTATGTTTAGCCGTTAGGAGGGTATTTAATGGAATATAAATTTGTCATTTTAGGGCGCTTGGACGGTATGAACGAGTATACCGCCGCCAACCGTGCGAACCCCTACAAGGGCGGGAAAATGAAACACGATAACCAAGATATTATTAGTTGGTCAATCCGGCAGCAGCTTCCGAGAATAAGAATTGAAAAGCCTGTGGTTGTCGGGCTTACATTTTACGAGCCGGACAAAGGGAGGGATAAGGACAACATTTTGTCATGTGCGCTAAAATTCATCCTTGACAGTCTTGTAAAGTGTAAAGTACTACGAGGAGACGGGTGGAAATACGTAGAAAACTTCACGCACGATTTTTACGTAGATAAGAACAACCCCCGGATCGAAGTCACTCTAACGGAGGTATAACATGGATATAAAAGATTATTTGGTTAAAGGCCACGCAAACCCCACGCCAGCCGATGATATAGCTTTTGTTATTGGTGTGGATGAAAGAACCGTGCGCGAGATGATCGGAAGGGCAAGAGACAATGGCGACGTAATACTTCGGTCGGGCGGAACGCCGGGCGGTTATTTTCTCCCCGACATGCCCGGAGACCTTGATTACCTTAAGGCATTTGTGGCGGAGGAAGAAAGCCGGAGAAGTAAGGTATCCAGGCGCATATCGCCAGCGAAAACCATGCTCAAAAAATACGAGTATGACTACTATGAGGAGGTGTGTTGATGCCGAACCGGACAATTGCAGAGCTGCACTTCTCTGGACGCAAAAATAGAAAGTAGGTGGTCTTATGGGGGGCAGAGGTGCTCCAAATAAAAAAGGCCTGGATTACTTTCCTAAAGATGTTACCTATTATGAAGATGATAAGATATTCGATTTGCTTGAAGAATATGGCCCGCTCGGTAGTACTGTGTATGACGTGATTCTCATGCTTGTGTACTCCGAGGGATACTATGCGAATCTATCTAAAGACAAGCTGGCAAGAATGGTCATTAAGAAAATAGGTAACAAGTGGATAAAGAACAAATTAGTTGTCGTGCAAGTTATAGATTACTGTGCGGATATAGGTCTTCTATGTAAAGACCTCCTTAATCGGGATATTATAACCTCTGTTGGAATTCAAAAGCGATACTACGAGACAGCCATAGTACGCATGAAGAGACAACTATATAACGGTGAGTATTGGTTGCTTAGTAGTAATGGTCAACCGTTATTAAGTTCACCCATAACCCCTATTATTATAGAAGAAAGTGGAATTAATTCGGAAGAAAATGCAATTAATTCGGAATTAAATCGACAGAAAGAAAAGGAAAGTAAAACAAAGGAAAGTAAAGCAAAGAAAATATACTCCCCTGACGGTCCGCTTGATGATGCGATCCATTCCTATATCGAATATCGGGGAGATATCAAGAAGCCAATGACGGATCATGCCATAAAACTATTGCTAAATAAATTGTCTGCACTGGCCGGGGATGATAACACAATGAAGATTAAGATTTTGAATGAATCGATTGTTAATGGATGGCAGGGCATATTTCCCCTGAGGGACAATACCAGGGGGCAGAAGCCAAAGCCCGCCAACCGGTTTCACAATTTCGATCAAAGAGACACGGACTACGAGGCGCTGCTTCGGGAAGAAAGAAGGGGGACGCTTGACAATGGGGAAGAGTAGAGCGAACAAACGCAACCGGATTAAACCAACACTAACAGGCCAGAAAAACGACGTATACAAATTCAAACCAAAAAAGGGCAAATAGGGGGACATATGAACAAAATTATTCTTATGGGTAGATTAACAAGAGATCCAGAAGTCGGTTATAGCAACACCAATAATTCTACTGCACTCGCAAGATTCAACCTAGCAGTAGACCGGCGCTTTAAGCGTGCCGGAGATTCCGCAGAAGCAGACTTCTTCAATTGCATTACTTTTGGCAAGCAAGCGGAATTCGTCGAGAAGTACCTGAAGAAGGGAACAAAGATCCTTGTTACCGGTCGCATACAAAACAACAACTACACCAACAAAGAAGGGCAAAAAGTATATAGCATGCAGATCATTGCGGAAGAAACGGAGTTCGCGGAAAGCAAGGATGCATCAAGCAGGGCTGAACCGCAATCCGGTGATGGTTTTATGAACATACCGGACGGCGTGGAAGATGAAGAACTGCCGTTTAACTAGGGGGCGAAAATGGAACAACTGAGTATATTTGATTTGACGATGCCGAAAGTCAGCGTTGATAAGAAAATCCGCTTAATAGAACTGTTTGCCGGTGTTGGTTCCCAGGCAATGGCGCTAAGGGACTTAGGGGCTGACTTCGAACATTACAGAGTGGTCGAGTTTGATAAATACGCAATCGCAAGCTATAACGCAATCCACGGAACAAGTTTTGAGCCTATGGACATAACAAAGATCACCGGCCAGCAGCTTGAAATAATCGACAAGGAAAAATACTGCTACATACTAACCTATTCCTTCCCCTGTCAAGATCTATCCGCTGCCGGCAAGGGAAAAGGAATGAAGAAGGGCAGCGGAACACGGTCCGGCCTATTGTGGGAGGTAGAGCGGCTCCTGAAAGAAACGGAGGAACTCCCGAACACCCTGATTATGGAGAATGTGCCGCAGGTGGTCGGATGGGTCAATATGCCGGATTTCCGAAAGTGGCAAGATTTTCTCACCGAATTAGGCTATATCAATTTTGTGGATATTCTGAACGCAAAAGACTATGGCGTAGCACAGAACAGGGAAAGGTGTTTTATGGTATCACTGCTGGGAGAATATAACTACCACTTCCCAAGACCAATACCACTCAATAAGACCATTAAGGATTATTTAGAAGACGAAGTTGACGAAAAGTATTATATCAATACCGAAAAAGCACAGAAGCTTATTGAAACTCTGGAAAATACTGATATTGAAGCAGGGGGGGGCAGTGGTTGACGGAACGATCAATAGCCCACGACAACGCGATATTGCAAACTGCATCACGGCCAGAGATCGAGGAATATCCACACAGAAACAAACCGGAAACCTCGTATGTGAAAGAGGTGGGTTACATCGAAAAAGGAACGGGTAAACATCAAAGCAATACGGTGTATAGCACGGACGGAATAGCAAGGTGTTTGCAGGCTGACGGTGACTCGAAAAACCCGATGAAGGTGGTAATAAATGAAAGTAAAACAGATAGGTAACTTAGAAAAAGATAAAAGATGGAATAATCCCCAAACTGGCAGGGTTTACGGAATAGACGGTCTATGCCCCACTTTGAATACAGTTGGGGGGGGTGGTCAGGAGGTGAAAGTTTTGGAAGTAAAATGTATAAACACAAAGGACGAAAATGGGAGCCAGCCGCCACAACAAAACAGAGTATATGATACGAGTGGATTAATGACTGCAATCACGGCAGAGCTAAATGGGAGGTTTAACATTTTGGAAAAAACAATAGTTGCAAGCAGGGGACGAAATAAAGACAATCCATCTGACAGAGCGCCGGGAAATGATGTCGAGCAACGGTTAGAACCAAATTCCCGGGGGATAGCAAACACGTTAACGAGTGTTCAGAAAGATAATATGGTTCTGGAAAAAAACTATATAGGTGGAATATACACGGAAGTTTCACCAAACTTTCAACACGGGGTTATGAATGGAATGTCAAGATACCTTAAGGCCAGAACCCACGATGCCGGAGTAGTCGAAAACACCAAGTACAAGGTAGAAACAGTTACGAAAATCCGAAAATTAACACCGCTTGAATGCTGGCGGCTGATGGACTTCACGGATGAGGATTTTCACAAGGCTGAAGCAGTAAACAGCAACTCACAACTTTACAAACAGGCGGGAAACTCTATCGTCAGGGCGGTTTTGATGGGGATATTTAGCCAGCTAAATATTAAGGGTGTGCAACGGCCGGAACAAACCAGTATGGACTTTTAAAGGGAGGTAGACACATGAGAGTATACATAAGCGGCCAGATCACCAACAACCCGAATTATAAACAGGAATTCGACCAGGCCGAAGCATGGACGAAGAAAGAAGGATTCGAAGTAATTAACCCCGCGGCGCTGGATGCCGTAATCCGGTTTAATGCATCCCATGAGGAGTACATGAAGATATGCCTGCCTCTGCTTGATCTTGCAGACGCGATATACATGATCGACGGGTGGAGAGGCAGCACAGGAGCGTGTATAGAGCACGGGTACGCGCTGGCGAAGGACAAGATTATAATTAAGCCATAGGCAGGAGGACAGGATGAAAACAAAGAGTTGTGAAAATTGCATAAAGGGCGGATTCCTCAAATGTAGAAATGAAGAATGCGCAAAGGGCGGAGAATTTAAGAATTTTAAGCCAGCAAATGAACACATAAAAAGAATGCTGAAAGAGGAAGAAGAACGGAACAGAGAGCTTTTTCGCAAATTCTTCGATTAAATTGATATTTAGCGGCTACGCCGGGGAAGGACCGTAAAAAATGAAAAGCGGGTGGATTATTAATTTTAAAAGCGGTGTGAGGTTTATGCTAACTGAAGAGGCATATGAAAAATACCGGAATGAACCTCCGAAAGAAGAAGCCAGGAGTGAGGAACACTGGTTCGATTTTGATAACATGTGTAAAGCAAACCTTAATTTGGATTTTTGGGAGGGTACAGTATGAAATGTCCGTACTGCAAAGGAAAGAATCTTTACCTGAAAAGAACCTTCCCATGGGATCAATACGGTTGCCGCGATTGTGAAAAGAAAGTGGAGCTATTGCGAAGTGAGGGAGTTAGCGAAAAAACAATAAGAAAAATGTTTAGTTGAAGGAGAAGAAAAGATGGATAATGAACCGAGGTTCCTATTGGACGAAGATAGCATTTGTTACGGCTGCAAACTTTATGTACACATAGACGATGCAGACGATGATTACGCAGAAGATGAAATTGATAAAAATGGTGGCGTCTGTGATACATATTATCCGTGTCACAACGGGGACATGAACGAGTTTGAAGCAACCATGCATAGAGGGGCCTTGCCCGTTCTGTGAGTGAAGTTCAGAAGGAGGGGAAAAAGTGAAAATAGCAATCTATAGATCGAGGGAAAGCGGAGAAATCCTAAGAACCCACGAAATACCCAAAGATTTGGAAAGCGCGGCTGAATCGGCAGCGGCAGACTATAACGGCAAAAATCACGCTGATACGGTTGAAACCAAAGAGCTTTCCGAACTTGAATTATATCTGTACAACAGATCGAAAATGAATATCAAAGATTACAGAGAGGAAATAGAAGGAATGCAGCTCACATTATACGAAATCGAGAAGCTGATAGAATGGCTGTGCGGTAAAGTGAAAGGCATAGATTAACAGTTAGCGGAGGAGGATAAGATGAAATGACTAAACAAGAAGCGATAGAACAATTAGAACAAGTACAAGCCCAATTTGTCGCATCAGTCGAATATGCGGAAATTGGTGATAAAGATGCAATTGAAGCATTAGAGAACAATAAAGAAGCAGTAAAGGCGCTTGATATAGCAATCCAAGCCCTACAAAAGCAGATAGAGCGTTAGCAGAGGAGGAAATATGAGTAAATTTAACCATGCTATATTTTACGGAGGCTACGACAGCCTGGCAGTATCAAAAGAAAAATACACAAAAGAGCAAGCCATTGAAATAGCTAAGACGGAGCTGGCGTCTATTAAAAAACCATATTACATAGCAATTGGAAATGGCTTCGCGCGACATAGAGCCGGTGTTGATGAAGATGGCGATCCGTGCGTTGGGTGGTGGTTAGAGTACCAAGAACATTCAAGGAGTTGCCCCTGCTGGGTATTCCACAGGGCAACATGGCCGGAGTATGACAGCCGGGGTTTCAAGGATTATGAATATGTTCATATTCCCGCAGTAGTTGAAACGATTCAGGAAGAGGAGGATAGGCCATGCCAAGAGGATTTAAGTTGGAGCCGGAAGTAACCCGGCAAATCAACGAGATGCTGGATAAGGACATAACCCACAGGGCCATAGCTGACAAGCTGGGGGTTAGCTGTGCAGCGGTTAGTAGACTAGCAGCACTCCGCCGGAGTAAGCCGCTGGGTGAGGTCAGACTAGACAAGTGGGCGCGTGACTTTGACCGGGATTGGAGCAGGGAGGTAAATCGGATCAAGGATCAATATGGTATGGGGATCCCGCCAAGAGATTATATTGTGGAGGGGGCAGGAGGACAAAATGAATAAACGTCATATGTTTAGGGGCAGGAGCTTTAATAGTGGGATTTGGTTTTATGGACAACCACACAAATATAACGAAAACAAAGTATTCATTGTGGGTGGTAATGTTATTGATTGGGACGCAGAATGGATTTCAATTGAATATTGGGCGTGGGTTGATCCCGCCACAGTCGGCCAGTGCACCGGACTAATCGCCACTAAGTCATACCGGGGAGACAGCGAGGACGCGCGGTTAGTGTTTGAGGGGGATATAGTAGCTCATTCAGACAATTACTGCACTGTACAAGGGATTGTGCGGTTCGGAGGAATTGGATTCCATGTCGGGTTTTATATTGAGTGGATAGACTATGATTCTAATAAATGGTCTGACTGGTGGGGAAAGGATCTTGATTACTGGATAACACACGAACAATGTAAAATTGTAGGAACCATTCATGAACACCCCGAACTGCTGAATGGGGAGGACAAGGACGAGCGCGGAGGGGGACGCAATGAATAAAACAAAAATTGACTGGTGCGATTCAACATTTAATCCGGTAACTGGCTGCTTACACAAGTGCGAATATTGCTACGCAAGGAGTATTGCGCAGCGGTTTGGGGGATGGGGATACACGCCCGGAATGCTTCGCGCGAATGCGGCCAATGAAAAAACCTATATACATCCCATGAAAGCATATTACGGGGAGGCAGTGGAGACGGAACACGGAATAATCGCAGAGATTGACGCCCCGTTTCTGACGAAAGACGTGCGCAGAGCATCTTACCCATTCGGTTTTACGCCAACCTTACATCGTTACCGGTTGGGAGAGTACAAAAATAAAAAAGGCCGAAACATCTTCGTGTGTTCAATGGCCGACCTGTTTGGGGAGTGGGTACCGGATGAGTGGATCGAGGAGGTATTTGCTGCTTGCGAACAGGCGCCACAGCATAACTACTTGTTCCTAACGAAAAATCCAGATAGGTATTTGGAGTTGGAAAAACAAAAAAAACTGCCCTGGATGGATAATTTTTGGTTCGGGACATCCGTAACCAAACAAGAAGAACCGTTCTCATGGTTTGAAGAAAAGAAGTTTCACTGGTTTGTCTCGATGGAGCCACTACTGGAACGCATTGAGATAGCAGACACAAACCACATGCCGGAATGGATAATCATAGGAGCCGAGACGGGCAACCGCAAAAGCAAGGTTACTCCAAGGCGGGAGTGGATAGAAAGCATCGTAAAGGTATGCAGGGAAAGAAATGTTCCCGTGTTCATGAAATCCAGCCTTGCGACAATTTGGGGAGCGCCACTAATCCAGGAATACCCATTCGAAAGGAGATAGCCAATGAGAGAAAATCTAGAAAATGAAATGGTAAAGGTAGGAGTAAGTCAAACAGATCTGGAAAATAGTATTTCTGCATTAGGGAAACTAAAGCCGGAGCTGCGTTGGCTGCTCATTAAAATCAACTATGAAGGGCAGGGAATTCAGGACGTGAAAGACATGGAAAGAAAATTTGACACGGCAATAGACGCTATGACACTACTCCTACTCCAATTCCCCGACTATCAAGATTAGCAGAGAGGGGGCAGGAGGTAGCAATGAAATACGACAAAGAATTATATTTGGACAGTGGTTTTTATGGGCTTGACGAAGATATAGAAAATCACAAAGAAAAGATTGTTAAATGCAGGAAGCTCCATACTTGCGCTTCCTGCCAAAAGGAAATTAAGGCAGGCGAACAAGCACTATACGAAAGCGGATTTTTAGACGGTGAACCAGTATCGGCATACACTTGTATAACATGCATCGAGGAATGGCTTGAAGAATCGGGACAAGTAAAAGCAGAGGAGGAAAGTATAGAATGAAGGTAAGTGAATACAGCTTTAGATGCGCAGTATGCGGCAAAAAATTTGAAGTAGCGGGTTGCTGGTGGAATGAATGGATATTGATTAGGTTTCTCCATTTGAAGTTCATTATACACTGTATCGTCCATCACCGAAAATAGTAAAAGCGGAGGAGGAAAAGATAGAATGATAAAGGTCGACGTAAATGAGCGTCACGCAGTCTGTAATTCCTGCGGGCATGACAAGCACATAAAGAGCATCAAGGTAAGCCGCACCGGACACGGGTGGACAACGATCATGTTGTGCGAGGAGTGCATAGCAGAAGTGATTGATAAGGCGAAGGAGGAGGGCGGTTCCGTTGGATAAGTCGGTGCTTGAAAGATATTGCGCGGCCCAGGGAAGAATTAAACATCTAAACAAGCGCATTCGGGAGATTAGAAGCAAGATAGAGCGCATGGAGATAAGCGGCGAGCGGGTGGTAGATTCAGTGAAGGGTACTCGAAGAGACGGGACGTATGGAAGTATCCGAATCGAAGGATTCCCCAGCCAGGAGTATGAGGACGCGAGGGAGCTGCTAATATCCAGGAGAACAACCTTAGAGTCAGAGGAGAAAAAACTATTCCGCCTGACAAATGAAGTAGAGGAGTATATCAACACAGTGGACGATCCAGAGATGCGGACAATCCTCACACTGTACTACCTAGAGGGGAAGACATGGCAAAGAGTGGCGAACGCAATGAATAGCGGGTACGGACGAAAGGGGAAAAGGTATACGGATGGCAGTTGCCGAATGGATCATAACAGGTTTTTAAAAGAAAAATAAAGTTTGTCGGTTTTGTTCACTTAGGTCGTGGTAGTATGATATTGGTGATAAATATATATCGCCTAGTATCCTCCCTGACACACAGAGCGCCTTGCAGCAGATGCAGGGCGTTTTGCGTTGCGGGGGCAAAGACGGCCAGCCTGGCGCCGACAAGCCGGTAAACAAATCCACCTTGTACTAGGTGGTCGGGTCAGTGGCGGGACCCGTTAATTATCCGCCACCCTTACGATAACTTGAGGTAGCCGGAAGCTATCCTCTTTTTTCTATGTCCGAAAATAGACCAGATTGGAAGGTGAGGTGGTTGGCAGGTGGACACGAAAACTTAATTCCTTTCAGCGAGCGAAGCAAGGAAGAAGCGAGGGAAAACGGAGCGAAAGGCGGGAAGCGGTCAGGAGAGACCAGACGCCGAAAAGCCGACTTCCGAAAAACCCTAAATATGCTCTTAACCGCCGGGGCAGAGGTTGACAAAATTAGCGACTTCCTCCGCCAGAATGGCGTTGACAGTACCTATGAGAGCATCATAAACTTTGCTATGATCACAAAAGCCATGAACGGCAATGTGAGGGCGTATGAAGCCATTAAGGACGCCATAGGACAGACGGCAAAGGATGATCTTGACATGGAGGAGCAGCGGGCCAAAATAGAGCACTTGCAGGCCCAGTCAAACAACCTAAAACAAGATAGTGACAGGCAGCCGGTCAAGTACAACGGGATCCCAAGTAATATGATTGCCCCGGTATTTGCCTCGGTTGTCTTCGATATACAAGACAATGCGCATTCGGAGTATGTGCTGCCTGGGGGGCGTGGCTCCTCGAAGTCCTCTTTTATCAGCCTGGATGTCGTTGACCTAATTATGCAGGATGATAACATACACGCGGTTGTTATGCGCCAGGTGGCCGACACGCTCCGGGGATCGGTATATCAACAGATCCTCTGGGCGATCGATGCGCTGGGTTTGACGGACGAGTTTCACCCGACAGTCAGCCCGATGGAGATAACCCGGATCAGTACCGGACAAAAGATTTATTTCCGTGGCGCGGACGATCCCGGCAAACTCAAATCAGTCAAAGTTCCATTCGGTTACATTGGTGTCCTCTGGTTTGAGGAGCTAGACCAGTTTACCGGACCGGAGGCGGTTCGTAAAATCGAACAGTCAGTAATCCGCGGCGGCGATAAGGCTTATACCTTTAAATCCTTCAATCCGCCTAAAAGCGCCAACAATTGGGCGAATAAGTACATTAAGGTACCAAAGGCGACGCGTCTGGTTGTTCACAGCACATACAAAGACGTGCCGAAAGCATGGCTCGGAAAACCGTTCCTTGACGAAGCGGAATTCTTGCGGGAGGTTAACCCGACCGCTTACGAGAATGAATACATGGGTGTAGCCAACGGCACCGGCGGGCAAGTGTTTGACAATGTTGTCATTCGGGAAATCACCGACGAGGAGATTGCACAGTTTGACCGTATATGCAACGGCTTAGACTGGGGCTGGTATCCTGATCCCTTCCACTTCGTCCGAAGCCACTACGACGCAGCACGGCACAAGCTTTATATTTTCGTGGAATATCGTTGCAATAAGCAGAGCAACCGGCAGACAGCAGATAAGCTAATAGAGATGGGTATAACGGGCAATGACCTCATTATCTGCGACAGCGCGGAAAACAAGTCAGTAGGAGATTACCGCTCTTATGGGTTGCTTGCCAGAGGCGCAGAGAAGGGGCCGGGGAGCGTAGATTACTCCATGAAGTGGCTGCAATCCCTGGCAGAGATTGTTATAGATAATGTCCGATGCCCCGAGACCGCCGAAGAATTCCTCAACTACGAGTATGAGCGAGGGAAGGACGGCGAAGTGATTTCTGGCTACCCGGATAAGGATAACCACGGAATCGACGGCGTTAGATATGCAACTAACCCCATTTGGAAGAGGAGGGGGCAATAATGTTTGATGGTATAAAGAATTTTATCAAGGGGGTGATAAGCCGTATGTTTCCGGTTAAGACAATTAAGGACGTTGTTGGTCGCGACGTCGCAATCTCGCAAGACATGGTTAGCAAGATTGAGTTATGGATCGACATGGAGAGAGGGGCCGCGCCCTGGGTGGACGATACTGTTAAATCACTCCGCCTTGAAAAAGCGATATGCCGCGAATTTGCGAATATCTGCTTGTTAGAAATGGAAACCAGCGTTAGCAACCCACGCCTCGACAAAATATACCAAAAGAGCCTCCTGCGGCTTAATGAGAGCCTCCAAAGCGGCCTTGCCCGTGGATCCTTCTGTGTTAAGCCGCTCGGAGGTGACAAGGTCGAATATATACTTGCCGGCAACTTCGTGCCGGTGGAATTCGACGCTTCCGGCAAACTAATCAAGGTTGTATTTATGGAGACAAGACAGGTCGGAGAGTCGGTATTTTACCATAGGGTTGAATATCATGGTGTGGAGCCGTCCGGCCTAGTGATCACAAACAGGGCATACCGAAGTTCGGACCGTGCCAGCATTGGAAAGCCGGCAGATCTGGCCTCCGTTGACGATTGGGCGAAACTGCCGGAGTCCGTTACTTATCCGGGCATGACACGGCCAGACTTTGGGTATTACCGTAATCCAATCGTCAACGATATAGACGGATCACCCTGCGGCGTGTCTATCTATGACGCTGCCGTCGAAACGATCCGCAAGGCTGATATACAGTTTGGCCGATTGGACTGGGAGTTTGAGAGCGGAGAAAGGGCAGTCCATGTTGATGTAATCGCCCTGCAGCCCCGGTCAGTTGTTGGCAAGGGCGGGGAAAACCGCATGGAAGTGCCAAAACTCAATAAGAGGCTTTACCAAGGCTTAAACATCGAGACCGGGACAAACAAAGAGTTATATTCTGTATTCTCTCCGGAGTTTCGGGAGACATCCATCATTGCAGGGTTGGAAGAATATAAGCGCAGCATTGAATTTTCCGTGTCTCTGTCCTATGGGGACCTAAGCAGACTATCGGAGGTCGAAAAGACCGCTACGGAGGTTAAAGCAGCTAAAAAGCGCAAGTATAACATGGTCACGGCCATACAGAAGAACCTTAAGGGATGCCTCGAGGATCTTGCTTATGCGCTGGCCTTTTATAATGGTCTCTTTACCTCGGGCTTTGATTTTATCTGTGGCTTTAAAGATTCCGTGCTAACAGACGAAGAGGCGGAACGCAAGCAGGATTTGCAGGATGTCGCCGTGGGGGCTATGCCGCTCTGGGAGTACCGCGCCAAGTGGTACAACGAGGACGAGGCGACCGCAAGGGCTGCCGTTACCGTAGAGGAGTGATTAGATGCAACCGGGAGAACTGGAGGGCCTGCCAGAAGAGATTGTAAAGCTATTCTATGACATGCAAAACAGAGTCATGGACGACGTAGTGCGCCGGATATACAAGACCGGCGGAATTACTTCTACTGCGGACTACCAGATTAACCGCTTAATGGGGATGGGGCAGACAACGGAATTCATTGAGGCAGAAATCAAACGCCTCACAAAGGCCACCTACCCAGAGATATGGGAAATTTATGACCAGGTGGTTGAAAAGGAGTTTGTACGGAATCGCGCCTTATACGAGCAGATCAACGCGAATTATATCCCTTACAACCAAAACCATCAATTGCAGGCCTGGGTGGAGGGAATGAGGGCGCAGACGCTTGGAGAGTTTAAAAACATTTCCCAGTCATTGGGTTTTATGGTTGACATGGGCCACGGTAAAAAAGTCTTTACGCCGCTGTCAGAGTATTACCAGAAGTACGTAGACCGGGCTTGCATGGATATCGTGACAGGAACCTTTGACTACAACACGGTTTTGCGCCGGGTATCGTCGGAAATGTCGGAATCGGGGTTGCGCACGGTAGACTATGCCTCTGGTATATCCACTAGGGCGACAGTGGCCGCAAGGCGGGCAATTATGAGCGGCGTTAACCAAGTATCCGCTAACATCAATATTTACAACGCGAGGCAGCTCGGAACCAACGATTTCGAGATTACCTGGCACAGCGGGCACCGACCGGATCACTGGTGGGGCGGGCTGGTAATGAGCTATGAAGACCTTGTAAGCGTGTGCGGCTACGGCACGGCAGCCGGTCTTCTCGGAGCCAACTGTAAGCACAATATTAACCCCTTTGTACGTGGCGCATCCACACGCCTCTATACGGATGAACAACTTGCAAAGATGGAGCGCAAGGAGGCGCAGACACGCACGTACAACGATAAGGAATACAACGCCTGCGACGCAACACAAAAGCAAAGAGATATGGAGCGCAAGATGCAAGTACAACGCTCTAAGATCGTAAACCTCAAAAAAGGCAGCGGGGCTAGAGAAGACATTGAGGCGGCACAGTCCCGGTACTTGCAGCAGCTACGGGATTACAAAGCGTTCAGCGGCCGCATGGGTATTGAACCTCAAATGGAGCGGGTTTATGTGGACCGTCTCGGAAGAGTAGTGAACAATTGGAAATATTCAGCTTAAAGCGTCCTCTGGGGCGTTTTTATACCGTCCGAAATGACGTTTAAACTAATCAATCTCTTGCGGGGCAGAGATATAAACACCCGTGCCGCAGCGGAGGCACCGCATATAAAAACCAGCGCGGCGGAGGAGCAGTATGGAATTTTTAAAAGCTTTTTTAGGCGACCAGTATGAGACGGTCGCGGCGGCAATCAAGGCTCACAATGATGATCCGGCAAACAAGGACAACCAAATCAAGGTCGCAAACTTGGGGACTGGTGATTATGTGGGCAAAGACAAGCACACGGCCCTGGAGACTGCGAAGAACGGCCTAGAGGCACAACTCAGGACGGCAACCGATGCCCTTAAGGGTTTTGAGGGCGTAGACGTTAAGGATCTGCAAGGCAAGATTACGACACTAACAAGTGATTTAGCAACCCAAAAGACCACGCACGAGACACAGCTTGCCGATATGGCATTTAACGCTACGTTGTCAGACGCGATTAAGGCCGCCGGTGGGCGCAGCACAAAGGCAGTTATAGCAGAGATGGACTTAGAGGCGCTTAAGGCGTCTAAAGACCAGACAGCCGACATCAAGGCGGCGGTGGATAAGTGTAAAGAGTCTAATGCCTGGATGTTCGGGACCGACGAACCTATTAACAATCCGGTCGGGCCTACGGGCAAGAACCCGTCCGGCGGACTGGATAGTAACACAATCACCCTTCGGGCCGCTATGGGCTTAGGAGAAGAAAAATAAGAAAGAGGTAGAAAATGGCAAATAACATTGCATTAGCAAAAAATTATACGGCCCTCCTGGACGAGGTATACCGTAAGGCGTCCGTTACGGCGGATTTGACTTCTGACGCGTCTATGATGCGGGCGGGAGCAAACGCAAACGAAATTTTGTATCCGCAGATTGAGGTAACCGGCCTCGGTGATTATAGCCGTAACGGCGGGTATACAAGCGGATCCGTTAACGTAGCGTGGAAATCAGCGACGTTTAATTATGATCGAGGAACAAAGATTCAAGTTGACACAATGGACGATCAGGAGTCCTTTAACATTGCTTTCGGTATGGCAGGGGCAACCCTACAGCGCGACAAGGTGGCACTAGAGGCGGATGCCTTTACTTTTGCGACTCTGGCAGGCACAGCAGGAATTTCCAAGGCAACACCTGCCACATACGCGGACGCATCAGCATTTTTAGCGGCCCTGTTAGAAGCAAAAAACACAATGGACGAGGACGAGGTACCGGAAGAAAACCGGATTCTCTATGCCACGGCTACCCTGCTTAATGGTGTTATGGCACTGGATACAACTAAGTCCCGCGAAATCCTGGGCTACTTTACCATTAAAAAGAGCGTACCACAGAGCCGGTTTTACACGGCTATCGACCTTCTGGACGGCAAAACTGCGGGGGAAGAGTTGGGACACTACAGAAAGGCCGCTACTGCGAAGGATATTAACTTCATGATTATCCATAAGCCCGCGCTCATTAAGTTCGACAAGCACGCGGCTTCTCCTGTGATTGCCCCGGACGACAACCAGTCTGCGGATGCTTACATGAGCAAGTACCGTAAGTATGGCTTAGTAGACGTGTACAAAAATAAAGTGGCGGGTATCTACCTAAGCCACAAGGCATAAGGAGGGTTAGTATGAAAACTGTAGGCATGGGCGCAAACAAGCCCAAAAGGGACAAAGACACCGCAGAGATGGAGAAGCTGCGGTTAGAGTTAGAAGCCGTCAAGGCAGAGCGCGATAATGCCCTGCAAGTGGTCGCAGAGATGGAGAAGCTGCGGTTAGAAAAAAAGTAAGGGGGTGATCCTATGGCAGAGTTTTCGGTCGATTATCAGTTTTACGTAGACGAGTATGGCGGCTCTGCTATATCGGCTACAGAGTGGAAACGCAAAGAGCGAGAAGCAAGGGCCACGGTTACGAACATGACCTTCGCACGGATTTATAAGTATGACCTTACCGCCTCTGACATGGAGGCCGTTAAGTTTGCTATTTGTGCCGCAGCGGAGAAGCAGTATGCAGCGGACCAGATCGGCAATGTAAGCTCGGAGACCAATGACGGATTGTCTGTTACTTATAAGTCTAGCCGGTCTCTAAACAGGGAAGTCGGGAGTGCTATTACGACTTATTTGGCAGACACGACACTCTTATATAGGGGGCTTGATTATGATTACAAACGCTGACATGACGATCTATAACCGTGTGCCTGATCCCGCTGCTAAAGGCGGGTTTGCGTATCACAGGACCGTTGTCAAAGGAATCCACTGGTTTACAGACCACAAGGTATCACTGGGCGAGGCTGGGCTGAAGAGCGCGGACGTGTACAAGGTGCGAATTCCGGGCGAGAGTTGTGCGGGTTATCTTCCCCCTGCGGAATTCCAAGCATTGGAGGATAAGGGTGGGCATTGGACGGTTGCAAAGGGTGATTATTTTGTCCGGGGAGAGATGGGGGCAGAAATTGAAAAGCCCGCGGATCTGTCACCCTATGATCCTGCCCGTGTAATATCCTGGTCGGATAACCGACACGGCACAATACCACATATACGGATAGGAGGCGGGGCTTAATGGCTACGGTGGTTAGACTTACGATGGATCCGGCAGACAGAATTTTGCTACGCCGTTCGATAGGTAAAAACGGCAAGGCGGCATTGTTTTTGGCCACAGAGATCAAGCGCATCTCTGGCCCGTATGTACCCCACCTGGATGGGGATCTTGAAAATACCGCAGTAGCAACGCCGGGGAAAATAACATACGGCCAGCCCTATGCAAGAAAACAGTGGTACGAGAACCGAGGCAACGGCTTACGCGGCAAACAATGGGTTCCAAGAGCCTGGGCGGCGCGTGGCCCTGAAGTAGTCCGGGCCGTGGCGAATTATGTAGGAGGTAGAAGTGGCTAAAAAAGGAATTATGCAGTACATCCAAGAGCATATCGCGACCTGTCCCCACTTGGAGGAATTCCGGGGACTATTTGCAAGGGTCTCTGTGGATGTACTGGAAGAGGACGCCGTAACGTACATGGTTGAGCGTGTACCGGCAGAACCAGTTATAAAAAAGTATGTCGATGGTTCCGCGATCTGTCAGGAGGTTTTTATCTTTGCTTCCAAGCATTACTATGAGGGCGCGGAGAATATCGATACAAATGCTTTTTATGATGATTTTGCGGAATGGTTGGAGTCCAGCGCGGGCGAGATGATAATGCCCGGCGGCTGCGAAATCAGAAAGCTAGAAGTAACTACGGGCGGCTATTTGTTCGACGCAGAAGGGCAGAAAGCCCAGTACCAAATTCAATGCCGCCTTGAATATTACAAGCAAGCGAAAGGAGCTTAAGAAATGGGAGTTAAACAAAGAAGAGGCTTTGCGGACTACTTAAATGTCTCTAAGGACGTCACGGAAAAGTATGCATTTATGGGGGCCGGTTTTTCAAAATTGGACGAATCACCTTCCGCGCAAACATCCAGCAAACGCTACGTAAATAACGCATCTGAAACAAAGTCAATTGTAGGGTATGACGCTTCGTTTTCGTACGAAACTGACCAGATTTTGTCAGAGGAGGCAGTAGCCTTTATTATCAACATCGGAGAAAACCGGTTGACCGGCGCAGATGCCGAAACTGACTATATCCGGGTTGACCTGGACAAAAAGGTAGGGGCAACCGGAACGGAATACGAAGCCCGTAAGTTCCGCGTAGCCGTAGAGGTTGCGGATTTTGCGGACAGCGACGGCGAAATGACAGCATCAGGGAACTTGTTAACCATCGGGGATCTACTTGTCGGCAAATTTGATACTTCGACAAAGGCGTTCACGGCGACAGAGTAAGGGGAGGAACCAAAATGCTTAACATCAACGGGGTTGATTTAGAATTTGATATGTTCGACACAGAGACGGCGAAGGTCTACGAATCTGCAATAGCCGAAATGAATGGAGTGGTGGAAGAACTCAGGGAAGAATCCTCCATGTCTGTAGTGTTTGAAAAATCATGCGCAGCTACCAAAAAAGTGTTTGACGTTATTTTCGACGCAGGCACTGGCATCGAAGTGTGCGGAGAGAGAGATAATTTCAAGACATGCCAAGAGGCTTTCTGTCTGTTGGTAGATGAAGCCATTAAACAGAGAGCAGAACTTGACGAGATGCAAAAGGCCGTAGCAACAAAGTACCAGGGCAACCGGGCGCAGCGCCGGGCGAAGTAATGAGTATCCTAACGGATGCCCTCCCCGTGACGGTAATAATTGGAGGCTGGGAGATCCCGATAAACGCGGACTTTCGGGCCTCTGTCGCGTTCAGTACCCTTCTGCTGGAGGGGAGGTTGGAGAAATCAAACCTGATAATGAGAGCGTTTAATATCTACTACGGAAATGATTGGTATGCCCTATCAAAGACTCACTTCCAAGAGGCCGTTGATCAGCTCCTCTGGTTTTACCGATGCGGCAAGCCAGAGGAGAAAAGGGCTGATTCAGGGAGAGTTAAGGCGTCTTTTTCTTACGAGCACGATGCCGGGTATCTCTACTCCTCTTTTCTGGATCAGTACGGGGTTGATTTGCAGAAAGTGGGTTTCTTGCACTGGTGGCAGTTTAAAGCCATGTTTGACGCGCTCTCTGACGATCAGAAAATTATGGAAATTATTAAGATCCGTGCAATCGACCTTGATAAAAAAATGTCCGCCGAACAGAAGGCTTACTATCGGCGGATGAAAAAGATTTATGCCCTTCCGCGCCCGGAGAAGTCCGATAGGGAGAAGAAACTAGAAGAAATCCTCATGAACGGGGGTGACCTGTCAAGATTCGATGATGGAGAAGATTAAATGTAAAAAATGCGGGCGAACTCTCCTTCTGGCAGAGCATGTCAAGGGTGAAGTCAAGTGCCCGCGTTGCGGAACAGTAAATAAAGTCGAGTACAACAAAGGCAAGAGCCAACAAGCCCCGCCGTAGAGCAGGGGCGCGCGCCTACTTTGTTTTTATGGCAAAGGTGGGTGAATGTTTTGGCAGACGGCAAAATTATAATTGACACCGGTCTTGATGATACCGGAATAAAAAACGGCTTATCTAAGCTTGGCAGCACGGCAAAGTCAGGACTCGCGGTAGTAACTACGGCAGTCGCGGCGGTTTCGGCGGCAATTGGAGCGGCTGCCGTGGCGGTGGTCAAGGTCGGCTCCAACTTCGAGGAGGGAATGAGCAAGGTCGCCGCCATTTCCGGCGCGACAGGGTCAGACCTGGACGCCTTGACCGAAAAAGCGAAGCAGATGGGGGCAACAACAAAATTCAGCGCCACTGAATCCGCATCCGCCTTTGAGTATATGGCAATGGCGGGTTGGAAAACCGGCGATATGTTGGATGGCATTGAGGGAATTATGAGCCTGGCAGCGGCCTCTGGCGAAGATCTGGCCCTTACGTCGGATATTGTGACAGATGCCCTGACGGCGTTCGGCATGACGGCGGCAGACTCAGGACATTTTGCAGACGTCCTCGCGGCGGCATCCGCTGGCGCAAATACAAACGTGTCTATGCTTGGGGAGTCATTTAAGTACGTCGCTCCTTTGGCGGGGGCAATGGGCTATAGCGCAGAAGATGTATCCATAGCGCTGGGGTTAATGGCGAATTCCGGGGTTAAGGCGTCTATGGCGGGTACGTCGCTAAAGACAGCAATCGCCAACATGGCAGCGCCGACAAAAAAAATGCAGGGGGTTATGGATAAGTATAACATATCCCTACAAAATTCTGACGGCACGATGAAGGACTTCGGCGAGGTTATGGGCAACCTCCGGACAAACCTGGGCGGGCTGGACGAAGCCACGCAAGCAGCCGCAGCCTCTCAGCTTTTCGGCAAGGAGGCAATGGCGGGGATGCTGGCAATCATCAACGCCAGTGAGGAGGACTACAACAACCTAACAAGCGCCATATACAACGCGGACGGTTCGGCGAAACAAATGGCCGATACAATGCAAGACAATCTAAAGGGCGGCATTATAATCTTCAAGTCTGCCTTGGAGGGCTTAGGAATTGAACTTTACGAGGGTTTGGCGGAACCGCTTAAAGGCGCGGCAAAGCAGGCCACGGCATACGTAGACGACCTGTCAAACGCCTTTAAGTCAGGAGGGCTCGAGGGACTTGTAAAAGAAGCTGGAGACATTTTTGCCGAACTGGCAGTCAAGGCCGCTCAGCAGGCCCCGAAGATGGTTAAGGCGGCGGTGAGCCTCATTAAATCCTTTGTCGACGGGATCATAAAAAACAAATCTGAACTTATAAAAGCCGCTGGCGAGATCGTAAAGGCAATCGTGGGCGGTCTGGTGGATCTGCTTCCCAAGTCAGTGCAGAAGCCGGTTAAGGATGCCGTTGACGCTATCACTAAGTCGTTTCAATCGGGCGGATTAAGGACGGCTATAGAAACAATCGGTACCGTAATCTCCAACTTGGGGCGCACAATTACGAATATTGCGAAGGTTATTCTGCCGCCGTTAATTTCTGTGTTTGATTTTTTAGGCCAGCATATCAACATAGTGATCCCGATTGTCGCAGGGGTAACTGCTGCGTTTGTGGCCTTTAAGGCGGCAATGGCGATTTCCGCAGTTATAGACACTGTAAAACACTCTATGGAGTTGCTAGGGGCCACATTAGCAATGAATCCAGTGGCGGCGGTCGCGGGTGCGGTTGTGGCGCTCGGAGTTGCATTTGCGGCATGGGAGCTTACAAAGCCATTGTCCGAAACAGAGCAGCTTAACCAGCGCTTGAGTGATCAGGCCGACGCAATCAGGGGAGTGCAAGAAGCCCGTGCGCTTGCGGTTGAGGGCATACAAGCAGAGTTTGGGTATACACAGACCCTATGGGACGAACTGCAGACCATCGTGGACGCGAACGGCAAAGTTAAAGAGGGTTACGAGGAAAGAGCCGCCTTTATAACCAACGAGTTAGCGCAAGCCCTGGGAATTGAAATTGAAACAATTGACGGCGTGATCCAACAGTACGACACTCTTAAAGGTTCCGTAGACAGGCTTATCTTGACCAAAAAAGCTGAAGCCATGATGGACGCTTATAAAGAGAGTTATACAGACGCACTCAAAAACCAGAAGCAGGCCGTGGAGGACTACACTACCACCCTACAAACTCTAAACAGCCTTAAGGGCGAAGCCGAAGAGTACGACAGAAGACTTACCGAGGCGTTGTCTGGTCAAGCAGCCGCCCAACAGGCGGTAAACGATCTGGAAGCGCAGGGAATTACAAGCGGGGCGGAGTATGAGGCGGTGAAACGGGCGCTGGGAACAGCCAATAACGAGGTCAATACTGCCCTGGCCGCACAAGAGGCCGCCTTAACAACCCTTGAGCCTGAGATCCGTAACGCAGAAAAGGCCCACCTTGACGCGTCAGCAGCACTCTCCGAACACAACACCACTATCGCAAACTACGAGGGGTTAGGCGGCGCAATAGCGGCAGACTCCGACCAGGTGGCCGTATGGACCGCGCGAATGATCGGAGACATCAAAAACTCAAACACATCGACCAAAGACGAACTTGCCGACCAGGTCAAAAACTTTGAGGAGAGTTATAACAACCAAAAGGCCGCGGTGGAATCCGGAGCGCCCGGCGTTACGCAAGAAATGGTCGATCAAGCCCAGTTGATGCTTGCACTTGCACAGATTGAGTACAGTAAGATGCCCGGCGTAACGGTGGATGAGCTATACAAGTGGGAAAACATTGTTAATTCTACAATTGAGTCCTCTAAGACACCTCAGACGGCACAGGAAAAGGCGGAGGAAACCGGCATTGTCACAGCTCAGACACTCCGCAAAAATCAACCAGACGTGGAAGAGGCGGCAGAAGAGTTAGTCGATTCCGTCAATGATGGGATTGAGGGCGCTGATAACACCAGCACAGCGGAGCAGTCCGCAGAGGAGACGGCAGAGACATACGCCGGAACCGTCGAGGCCGGAACCGCAGATGGAGAGCAGAGCGGCACGGAACTGGTAGAGTCCACCAATGCAGGCATAGAGTCCGCCGACAACACCAGCGCAGCCACTCAAAGCGGCACAGAGACCGCTGAAGCAATGGCAACAGCAACGGAGGCCGGTGCGCCACAGGTGGAGCAGTCAAGTGCTTCCCTTGCGGAGGCGGGCAATCAGGCGCTTTCTGGCGTAGATATGTCTACTAGCCCCACCACAGCCGGTCAGGCTGCCGTGGATGCCCTTGTGGCCGCTATAGAGGCGGGCCGTGAGCGTGTCCTCGGTGCGGGTCGCAATCTAGGCAACGCCTTTGCAGACGGCGTGAAGTCGGGGAATTTTGGTACGAACATCGTTAACATGATCCAGACCGCGATCCTGCAAATGACAAGCGCGATTACTAGCAAGATATCCACTGTCTCGGCAGCGGGCAAGAATCTCGCTAATGCAGTTGTAACCGGCTTTAAGTCCGCTAACGTGCAGAACCTTATAGTTACGCAGACTACGCAGGCCATGACGGCAGTTGTGGCGGCTATCACAAGCAAGGTTTCCTCTGCGCAAGCAGCGGGGCGATCTCTCGGTGTTGCGGTTGTTGCGGGATTGCAGAGCGCGAACCTTAACGGACTCGCAGACATTGCC